GGGGTTGTGCAGGAGAGTTACGATAAGGATATGGTTAATGGTTTGCCTTTGCCTCCGATAGTAAAGCGTTACCTATCTGTTTATGAAACTGAAACTTCCTTCGGGGTGGAGCAAGTAAATAGAGATGATGATATAGAAGGGATGGGATTATAATGCCGTATCCTACTAAAGAAGAGTTAGAGAATAACGATAGAGATGGATATTTGAGCAGGTGCATAAGTTTTATGGAGAACGAGAAGCCTCATAATAGCAGGGAGCAGAATGTAGCTATATGCTACTCCTATTGGAGACAGGCAAAGGACAGGGAAGGATAGGATATTATAGATGGCATTCAAAGAACTTTCACCTATTGCAAAGGAAATGTATCTTAGGCAACAGATAGAATCATTAATTAAATTATATCGCTCTGCCCAGTTTAACTTGTCTAAACAGTTGAAAAAGATAGATCTTACTGACTTTCAGAGATACAGGGCGCAACAGTTACTGAAGGAAGTCAATGGTATAGTGGCAGGGTTAAATAAAGGAGTTTATGATTGGGCAAAGAACTCAATACCTCAATCTTATGAAAGAGGCATAGATATAGCGGCAGAAAGGTTGAAGGCAATAGGAACGACAAGGTTCGTTTCTTATGATGCCAAGATACATACTTCGGCAATAAATGCATTGGTAGATGATGTAACTATAGAATTGATAACTGCCAATAACGGAATGAAAAAGTTTTTTGATAGGTATATCCTGCAAACACAGCAGACTATTCTTCAAGACGCGGAGATTTCCAGTATGATAGCAGAGGGCTTAATTCAAGGGGAAGCGAGAAGAACAGTGTCGGATAGGATACTCAAAGGATTGAGGAAACAAATGGGTAATCAGCAGTTCATAGTAATCAATGGTAGAAATTACCGACCCGATAGTTATGCATCGCTTATCGCAAGAACAAGGACAAGAGAGGCTTCTTCGCAGGGGACAATCAATACTGCTTTACGCTATGGAGTAGACCTTGTCCAATGGGATGCACACGCAGAGGTATGCGAGTATTGTGCGCAGTTTTCTGGAAGAGTTTATTCCATAAGTGGTATGGATAAGGACTTCCCTGCTTTGACCGAGAAACCTCCGCTACATCCGAATTGCAAATGTGTTATATTGCCAGTAACCAGAGAGAGACTTGAGGATAGAGGATATTTGAATGAAGTAATTAAACTAAGCCAAGCTCCGAGTATAAAGATTGATAGTTTTAGTCGTTTTGAGGAGGTTTTAAGCCAGATATGATGAATGTATATTTCACAAATGATATTTCAATCAGAAGGATAGTATATGGAACTTGGGGCGGTGTGGCTTCAGATACTACGACTGCCTACAAGGGAAGATTTATCTTTGAAACAAAAATGGTGCGTAACCTTCAGGGCGAAATGGTAGTTTCAAGTGCTTATGTTATGCTTCCTATTATGGCTTTGGAGCATAAGGATAAGATTATTTACGATGGCAAGGAATACTCTATATTGGGTATAGAGCGGAAGAAGGACTTTAGCAATCGTTATTTACTGGTTAATTTAAGCTAATGGAAATAAGCTTTAATGATGAGGATTTTCAGAGAAAGATGAAGAACATAGTGAATAATGCTATGCCTGAAGCAGTTGAGAAAGGGCTTGGCGTTGCTGTTTTACAATTACTTAACGATTGTATTATGGAAGTCCCTACCGTGCCTATAAAGGAAGGATGGCTAAGAGGTTCAGGAAGCGCATTTGTGCAGAATAAATTAGTAGCTATATCAAAACACGGAAAACCTGGTAAGGCAAATCAAGACCATAGTGAGCATATATCCTATGGAAATTATGTAGGGGTAGTAGGTTTTAATGTCCCGTATGCTTCCAGACTACACGAAGGAATTGATATGAATTTTACCGACCCATCTTCAGGTGCTAAATATTTAGAGAGCAAGTTAATCAGAAATAAAGATACTTATTTTAAGATTATAGCTAACAGGATAAAGGAAAGCCAATGATTAAGGAGATAGTAAGTTATTTGCAAGAAGAACTTACAGGATACATAATAGGAACTAACATCTTTGCAGGCTTTGTTCCCTCAACAATAACTGCAGACCATTTGGTCGTTATAGAAACGGGAGGCGCGACAGAGCCTGCATTAAAAGATTTTGTATCTATGACTATTCAGGTATTGGCGGTTGCCGCCGAATACCAAAACGCAAGGGATATGGCGCAAGGAGTATATGACTTGCTACACGGAAGCGCGGGTATAACTTTACCTGTTGTTATCACAGGTAAGAAGTATTATGCCAATACGATTTATGCAATTTCTGCTCCTCAATCATTAGGACAGGATAACAAGGGGAGATTTGTAATAAGCACAAACTACATCTTGAAAATTCAAGATGCATAACAAGGAGGAAGAATGAGCAGTCCAATCAAAGACCTCGGGCCCTGTGAGGTGAATTTTGACGGGGTAAGTTTAGGAGCGACAATGGGCGGCGTCATATTCAGGCATACTGAAGAGAGCCGACCAGTAAGGGAAGACCAGCAAGGTGTTACCAATGTAGATGAATTGAAGGTTGGGGCATCCTGCGAGATTGAAGTTCCTTTAACCAGAACCTCGTTGGGGCAGTTATCAAAGGTTATAGGAAATTCCGCCTATACGGGCACAAAGCTTGAGGTGGGCGTGGTGGTAGGTGAAAGCCTGTTAACTCACGCAAAGCAATTGATACTCAAGCCAATAATTGACAGCGTGGTATCAACGGATGAAAGCACCTGGCTTACAGTTTACAAGGCATATCCGAGAGCCGATTTGGAGCTTACTTATAACTACGAAAATCAGAGAGTTTATAAGGTAATCTTCAAAGCATTTCCGGATGGCACGAAGTTCTGGAAGATTGGGTAATGATTGATAAACTACCGGCGGGATGCCGGAGAAACCTTTAAGGAGGAGATATGAAAATCAAGCTTGGGAAGTTACAAGAGGCAAAGGGTATATTTGACAAGATATTCAACGAGCCGATGGATATAAAGCTGTCTTATAGGTTGGGGAAGATAGCGCGGAAAATCAATTCTGAACTCGCAGATATTGATAAGGAGAGAATAAAGCTCGTTGAAAAGTATGCTGACCCTGTGGAAGAAGGGAAGCCAAAGCAAGTTAAGACAAATGTTCGGGAGTTTATAAAAGACTTTACCGCTTTGCTTGATACTGAAGAAGAGCTTGATATTCAGTTGATACCGCTTGATTTACTGCTTAATTCTGGAATTAAGATTTCCAGCAACGATATGGCAATGATAGCGGACTTCATTGAAGGGGAGAAGAGTGAGGTGAAAGATGACAAAAAAGCTTAATGTAGATAGCATAGCAGAACCAATTGAGTTGACTATTGATGGAAAAGAGTATGTAGTAGCTAAACTTACATCTGACTTGCTTAATAAGGTTGCTAAACTTGCTGAGAATAAAGATGATGTAAGAAGCCCTATAAAGCAATTAGCTTTATTGCTTGGTATTTCTGATGCCGAGTTAGATAGTATTGATATAAGAAAGATAGGGAAAGCCTTGCAATTTATAACTGAAAGCATAAGGGAGGATATTGAGGCAAAAAACCCTTCAGGGGCAGAGGCGAAGTAATAGTAGTAATCGCTTCTGCCTTTCAATTCAGTTATAAGGATATATTAAACCTTGATATTAGAGATATGGCATTCTGGTTTAAGCAGGCGCAGAAGAAACTTATAACCGAGCAGATAAAGAATATACAGGCTACAAGATTGGCTATGGCGAAAGACAGCGATTATGAGAAAGCCATAAATACATATGAGAGTCAGTTAAGAGAGTTAGAGTTGGGTAAGGAGCATATAGTAAAGGAGAGCTGGGATGACCTCAAGCTTATGGGCAAAAGAAAGAATAGGTAAATATGTTTGGTAAGATTATTTCATCCCTTATTATTTTGATTGTATTGGTAATGGGGCTTATTATATTCTCCGAAGGTGATAAAATGATAAAACAGGGTAATGAACTTATTGTTTTAGGAAGAGAAATGATGAAAGAAGGTTATAGGTAAAGGGGGTGCTAATTGTTTGACGCAGGAGCAATATCGGCAAAAATAACTCTTGATGCTTCAGCATTCAATACTACTGCTAAGCAAGTCCAGTCAAATGTTAGAGATATTGGCGCAGAAATGCAGAAGTTTGGGCAAAATATTGTCCAGGTAAGCACTCAGATAGGTAAGCTCGGTTCTCGTTTTATAATGTTTGGTGGGATGATACTTGCTCCATTAACGCTCGCTATGCGACAATTAAGTAAGGAAAATATAATTATTAAAGACAAGTTTGATGAACTAAATAGGACATTCAGCGATTTCGGAAATACCCTTTCAGGATATATAATCCCATATTTAGATAAGTTAATAGATACAATTAAAAGCATTGAAAAGTGGTTTAATAATTTATCCTCCTCTAATAAGAAATTAATTGTTGATTTTATGGTTCTGAGCGGAGTGATATTAATAGTTGTAGGGACTGGATTGAAATTAACTCAGTTGATTTTACTACTTAATGGACAACTATTGATTATGGGAGGATTTTTGTTAAAAGCAATACCACTATTGCAGATATTCTCTACTTTTAGATTTATGGGATTAACGACTGATATAATAATTTTAATCAAGAATATGGGTTTAGCATACCCAGCTATTCTTTTGGTCGCTTCAGCTTTTGCTGGATGGAAAATAGGAGAGTGGATAGGCAAAATATCGGGTTTGAATGAAGCATTAAGTGGTGAGAATGGTTTATTTACTAAGATGTTTATGTGGCTTGATAAACACGATTTAATTGGAAAGATGGAGAGATTTGCAGTAAATATTGCAAAGTTATCCATTAAGGGTTTAAGATTAGCAGTGCCCATATTACCAGAAATCAAACCTACAGTTGATTTAGGAAAAATAGAAATAGTTAGAGAAGAAAAATCATTAGATACTCTAAAAAGTAAACTTGATAAATTCTGGACAGGATTTGGTATAGGTGCTAAAGAGGCAATAGAAGATTTAGCCAATTTCGGACAATTAGGTGCTGATGTAGCTAAGAACACAGCTCAAGCAATGAGTAGGTTTTTTGAAGATTTATTTTTCAATGTATTTACTGGGCAGTTAAGGGATATTCAACAAGTATTTATTGATTTTGGGAATAATATATTAAGAATACTTGCACAGGTTTTCTCCAGAATAATTATGTTTTATACTATCATTAAACCACTTTCAGCATTCTTTGGTGTTCCTACTTCTGTATTGGGATTTCAAGAAGGAACGGATAGGATTCCTTATACTGGAGTATATAGATTACACGAAGGTGAGAAGGTAGTGCCAAGATATGATAGTAATAGAGAACAGGCGCAGAGGCTTACAATATATAATATGATAACTCCTGAAGCTGTAGCCGCAGCAATGTCGGGAAAAGAAGGTGAAGGAGTAATAATTAATACTATAAACCTTAACAGTTTGAGAAATGGGGTTATACGAAGGGAAGTGGTGAAAAGATAATGAGTGATTTCATATTAGCCAGAGAGAGTTGTGAGGAATTATTAGATTATCCCGTAATAGTGAGTGAATTTGAGAATGATACCGAACAGAGGAGATTAAAGCACGCCAATCAGATTTTGGGGTTCAGGATAAGAACACCGATACTTACTTATGACCAGTTGCAGGATTATAGGAATTTCTTTATCAGCAAATATGGCTCGCTTAGCAGCTTTACATTTACCAGTCCATTTAATAATACTGAATATACCGTAAGATTTGTCGCTGAAAGTTTCAGGACAAGGTTTGAGGCGGGAGTTTATCAGGTTGAGTTTGAACTGAAGGT